GCCTTCGGTAATGCTGTCGAAGATCGTCATGCCAGCGCCTCGCGCAGCGGCCGGCGCGGAAAGGCCTCGAGCAGGCCGCCCGGCGTCGCGTTGATCACCTCGACCCCGCGCGCCGCCAGCGCGGCCGCCAGGGACGGCCAATGCTCCAGCATCAGGGTCCGGTACACCTCGGGCGGCGGCGGCAGCGGATGGCCGTCATGCCAATGCGTGCGGCCGGCGCCGTCATGGCTCATGTCGAGACCCAGCAGCACGATGCGGCGCGCGCCCATCTGCGCCGCCATATGCGTCGCCTGATAGCCGCCATTGCGGCCGGTGCGCAGGAATCGCGGGTCGTCGTCATAGCCGGCCACGCCGGTGGATTCGACCCAATGCACCCGGCCGTCCAGCCCGGCCTTCACCCGCGCGTCCTGGCTGACCATCAGCCCGCCGAACGCGCGCAGCGCCAGCCGGCCATGCGGCCAGGTCCACCATTTGAGGTCGCAGCCGACCAGCACCCGCGCCCAGGGCGCCGCCAGCCAGGCCGAGTTGATCGCGATCGCGCCGCACTCCGAGCCCGCGCGCAGCGACCAGGCATGCACCAGCGCGACATCGGCCAGGGTCAGCGACGGTCCGCCGCCGAGCACGACCGCGGTGCCGCCAAGGAACAGCGGCGGCAGGGGCTCAGGCACCAGCTCGGCGCGCGCCGCCGTCTCGCTCGGCAGCGGCGGCGTGAAGTCGGCATGCCCCTGCATCAGCGGCCCCGGCCGCGGCGCGGCGTTGGCGGCACCTCGGCGACGCCGCGCGCGATCCAGTCCTCGGCGATCGCGCGCAGCACCTCGGCCTCGCCCTCGCCGATGGCGTGCACGGCATTCTCGCGCCGGCGCCGGGCACTGCCGTCGGGCCGATGTTCGATCGCATCGCGGCGCATGCGGATGAAGCGCCGTGTCTTGATTCCGCTAACCATGCAGCAACACCCTGAATCGCAAGACCCCGTGCCAGGTGCGGCCATCGGGGTCGAGAAAGCTCTCGCCGAACTCGAAACGGACCTGCACGACGGTCGCGCCGGACACTGTCAGATCCTGCCGGTGCAGCGCCGCGTACAGCGCCGCCTGGATCCGCTTCACCTGCCCGCGGCCGGCCGGACCGCCGGTCTTGGACGGCCGCGACCAGGCATGCAGGGTCAAGGTGATGTCCTGGCCGTCATGCGTCTTGTTGCCCCGGTCCGCGACGGTGTCGTCGCCGATCGTCACATAGTCCGGCGCGACATTGTCCGGCACGAAGTCATAGACCTTGGCCTGCTCCGGGCTGGCGCCGTCGCCGACCAGCGCGACCAGGCCCGCATCGGCGCGCAGCTTGGCGTAGACCGCCTGCTGCACCGGCCAGGCGAAGTCGGTCATGGCGCCCTCAATCGTCCGTCAGCGGCAGCGCCGCGACCGCGGCGAACGCCTTGTCCGTCGCCGCGTCGAGGCGCGACGTAATCTCGCCCCGCACCGATTCCAGCGCCGGGAACACGAACGGCCGCGCCGGCGTGTCGACGGTGCCGAACTCCGTGAAATGCGCCCGCCAGCCGCCGCGCTTGCGCCCCCGCTTCGTGCGCGCGCCGGGACCGACATCGGCCTTCAGCTTGTCGGCGCTGATCTTGATCTCGATCGACGCCGCCAGGTCGCCCTGGTCGATCGGCACCCGGGCCAGCTGCTCGAAGCGGATCAGTTCGGCCGCCTCCGCGACCTCCTTTTTCAGCGCCTCAGTGGCTTCCTTGGGCATGCGCCGCAGCTTCTTCCGCAGCGCGCTGACGCCACGCAGTCCCGAGGCCTGACGCGACTTGGCCCGCGCTTCCGGTGTCCAGACCTTGCTCGCCATCAGACCGCCCGCCCCGCTTCGCACACCAGATGCCGCCACAGCGCGCGCGGCCCCGGATCGGCCGCCTGCACCGGGTTCAGCGCCAGGCCGCCATTGCTGGTCCAGATCAGCACCCATTCGGTGTCGACCGCCCGGCCGGCACTGCCCAGCGCGCCGTTGCGGATCGTCACCGTGTAGGTCTGGCCGGCCTCGACCCGGTCGGCCTCGAAACGCTCGCCGCCGGCCGTCTCCGGCACCACTCGCGCCCAGACGGTCGCGACATCCGTCATGGTGACCGTCGCGCCGCCGCCGCCATCGGATGCCCGGACAGGGCGCCGGAAGGTCACCCGCTGGTCGAGCAGCCCGGGCGCCGACATCAATAGCCGTCCATCTCGGGCACGCTGCCCAGGCTGATCAGATTGCCGGCGGCCGGATTGGCCGAGACGATGGTGCCGGTGATGATCGGCGCCCGGAAATCGTACAGGCCGGCGATCATCAGCTTCAGCGCCGCCGTGAACAGGCCCGGAATGTTGGCGCCGTAATCTTCCGGCGAGGTGCCGGCCGGCGCGTAGCCGCAGACCAGGCGGATCGTCACCGCGTCGTCGCGCGTCACGGTCACCGGCCAGGACATGCCGTCGACGCGCTCGATCCAGGCATTGGTCGGCAGATCGCCGCTCGGCGCATGTACACGATAGATCGAGGCCGACAGGGTCTGGCTCGCCCCGTCGCCATCGTAATAGGTGATCGACGTGACCGAGCGCAGCGGCGGAAAGGGCAGCCGGATGCGGTCATGGTCGGGAAACGCCGACAGCTTCAGGTCCCAGGTCTGCTCCACCAGCTTGCGATGCGACCGCGCCTCCAGCTCGACCCGGCAGGCCTGGATCAGCGCGGCGATATAGGCGTCGTCGTCGGAATGGTCGACGCGCAGATGCGCCTTCGCCTGAGCCGTGGTGATCGGCTCGGCCGCGGGCGCGGCAACCAGCTCCGTCCGGCGACGCAGGATCATGGCGCGACGCTAGGCCTTCTTCTTGCCGCGCGGCGCGGCGGTTGCGGCGGCGGCGGTGCCGTCGCCCTGGTCAGTATCGTCGCCATCGTCGGCGTCCTGGCCCTCGCCATCGCCTTCGCCGGCGTCCTGGCCCTCGCCCTCGCCTTCGCCGGCGTCCTGGCCCTCGCCATCGCCTTCGCCGGCGTCCTGGCCTTCGCCTTCGCCCTTGCCTTTATCGGCGTTCTGGCCCTCGCCATCCTTTGCAGCCGGCGCGGCCGAGGCCGGGGCCGGCGCTGCGACCGGTGCGACGGCGAAGCCATGCGCAAGCGCATGCGCGGCGACGTCCTCGCCGACATCCTGGGTGCCGACGGGATAGTCGCGGACATGGATGCCCGCATGCGCGAATTTCAGCGGGCGGGTGAATGTAAGCTTCGGCATCGGTAAATCTCCCCTCGCCGGCGTCCGGCCGCCGCGAACGGCGTTCGCGGCGGCGCGGCCGGCCAATGGTGGTGGTGGGTGGCCTAGAGGTTGATGTCGGCGGCGGCGTCCGTGGCCGGGCGCTGCAGCGGCTGGGTGAACCCGACGGCGGCGAAGATCGTGCTGCCGGGGGTGCCGTTGGCGACCAGGCTGAGCCGCACATACTGCTTCGGGCCGATATAGCCGACGCGCAGCAGCTTGTTTTCGTCGCCGTCATTGTCGAGCGTGGCGACCACGCCCGAGCCGTCCGGCGCCGCGACATTGCCGTTGGCGCCGACCAGCAGCGCCGTCGCGTCGGTCACCGCCGCGATGGTGGCACTGTCGACGCTGCCCGCGCCGTCGTCGTCGGCGTGCTGGACGATCACGTCCCAGGACACCTCCGGCGAGGCGCCCAGCGTGTTGGCCGCGGCGCCCATCATCAGCGCCAGTTCCGCCGCGCCGGCGCCGGCGACATTGAGCCAGCCGGTCTGCCAGGCCGAGGTCTTGCCGACCGGGGTCTGCAGCAGCTTGCCCTGCAGATTGTGGTGAAGATCACGAAGCATGTCAGGATCCTTTCAACGCGGCCGGGCCGCCGGGCCCTCGCCCGGCGGCTGCGCGGTCCGTCGCTAGAGGGTTGAAACCGCCCGGTTCAGCTGGCGGCGAACTTGCCCAGCTTGATGGCGTCGAAGTTCACGACATCGCCGCCGACCCGCTTGCGCATGTACAGCCCGACCTTGGGCTTGTTGGTGTACGGGTCGACCAGCAGGTTCATGCCGATCCGATCGACGATCAGATAGCCGGTCCGGAAGTTGCCGAAGGCGATCGAGAAGCTGTTCGCCGCGATCACCGGCATGTCCTCGAGATTGACGATCGGATAGCCGTGCAGGCTGAACCCGAACGCGCCGTCGGACAGGCTGCCGAAGCCGACCAGATAGCGGCCGTCGGCGTCGCGCAGCTTGCGCACCGTCGCCTCCGTCGACCGCGCCATCGCCCAGTTCGCGCCCTGGCGATAGGCGGGGTTGAGCGCGGCCATCAGGTCGATCAGCTTCGATGCGTCGTCGGAGGTCGAGCCGCTGACCGTCGGAAAGGCACCCGAGGCGCCCATCGGCACATACTGCAGCAGGCCCCAGGCGCGGGTTGCGTCGGCCGTCGTCACCGAGGTCAGCCCATAGCCGAGGAACCCCTTCGGCTTCATCACGCCGTTGCCGGTGACGAAGGCGGCGTTCTCCGTCCGCACCAGCTTGTCGGCGGTCTTGTTTTCCAGCCAGGCGCGGATGTCGATCACCGAGTCCTCAAGCATCTTCTGCGTGATCTCGGGATAGGCATATTGCTCGTGCGTCAGGATCTCCTGCTCGCCGATCTCCGGCGTCGCCGTCGCGCTGCGCGTCTGCTGCTCGCCGACCCAGCCGCCGGAGGTCGCGTCGTTCACGTCCTTCGGCTGCGACCAGCGGTCGGTGCCGATGGTGATCACAGTGGCGAGCTGCCGCATTGGCGAGGTTTCGAACATGCGGGTCGCGATGGCGGACGACGTCTCCGCCGGCACGAAATAGCCGCCATCCGGTGAACTGCCGACGGACAGCGCCGCCTGCACGTCCATCGACAGACGCGCGACGTTGCCGTTCGCGCGGGTGTAGGACAGGAAGGCGTCGCAATAGGCCGAATACTGGTCGAGACGCGCCTCGGCATCCGCCAGCGGCACCGGGCGGCGTTCCGCGACCGAGAAGAACGTCGCGGCCGCCTTTGCGGCTTCGACGCGGTCGCCGCCGCCGGCGCCGACCTTCATGCGGTTGACCATCGCCTCGAGGCTGTCGACCCGACTTGTGACGGTGATGCCGAGATCGTCGACCTTCTTCTGCGATTCCGTGACCTGCGCGTTCAGCTGCTCGACCACCGTCTTGGACACGACGTCGTCGACGCCGCGCTTCAGCTCGTCATAGCGGCGGTCGTTCGCCTGCTGGAACGCCGCGAAGTTGCGGCCCAGCTCGTCGATCGCCGCCTTCAGCTCGGGAGAGTTCATGGGATGGTTGCCTTTCGCTCAGACTTTGATGAGGGAAGAAACCCGCCGGACCGATTCCAGCAGGTCCGCATCGGCGCCAGCGTCCGGCGTGGCGCGCCGGGCCCGGATCGCGGCGATCGCCGCGCGAGCCTCGGTCCGCGTGCACCCAGCGTCCTGCGTGAGTGCGCGCTCGGCCCGGCGGG